CCGGGCGTGGTGCTGCACACCGAGCAGGCCCTGCCACGCGAGGTCCGCGAGCAGCTGCGTGAGCAGTGGAACAACCGGCACCGTGGCCCGTCACGGGCAGGCGAGGTGGCGGTGCTCTCCAACGGCCTGAAGGTCGACACCGTCTCGGCCACCAACCAGGAGAGCCAGCTGGCTGAGCTTTGGATGCAAAGCCTGCTGGCCGTGTGCCGGATCTGGAAGATGCCGCCGCACATGGTTCAGGAGTTGGGCCGGGCCACGTGGGGCAACCTCGCCAGCGAGATGGTGAGCTTTGAGAAGTTCACCATTCAGCCGTGGCTGCGTCGCATCGAAGGTGCCATTGAGCGGGACATCCTCGGCGACGATGACGACCTGTATGCTGAGTTCTTGGTCGAGGGCCTGCTGCGGAGCGACATCACAACCCGCTACCAGGCATATGAGGTTGCCGTGCGAAACGGGTGGATGACGCCAGAAGAAGTGCGGCTGAAGGAGAACATGGGGCCGATGCCGGAAGGCGAGGAGCCCGAGGAGCCGGCCGCACCGGCCGCCGAGCCGCCGGCACCGGAGCCAGAGGACGAGCCAGACACGGAGGAGGAGCCGAGCGATGAGTGAGCATCTTGAAACCCGCGACGTTTCCTTTGAGGCCGACGACGAGCTGGTCATTGAGACCCGCGCCGATGGGCGGCCGGTCATTAAGGGCTATGCCGTGGTCTATCACCGGCTCAGCGTTGACTTGGGAGGTTTTCGGGAGAGGGTGATGCCCGGTGCCTTTGACGCCGTGCTCAACCGCCAGCGGGGCCGCAGCGACCTGGTGAGCTACTACAACCACAACCCCGACATCTTGCTGGGCCGGGAGTCGAGCGGCACGCTGGAGGTGTTCTCGGACGACAAGGGCGTGGGCTACATCGTCACGCCGCCGGCCACCCGGGCCGACATCGTCGAGCTTATTTCGCGTCGGGACGTGAAGGGCTCGTCGTTCACGTTCAGCGTGGACAAGGGCGGCGAGGCGTTCGTCACCGACGAGGGCGGCCGTGCAATCCGCGAGGTGCGGGCCGCCACGATTTACGAACTGGGGCCGGTGGTACAGCCGGCGTATCCGAGCACGACAGCAGCAGTGGCCATGCGTTCGTTCCAGGCTTGGCTTGCGGAGCAAGTTACACCTGAGTCGATGCCACACTCGGCGAGCGGACCCGACGTGTTTAAGGCATCCATGCGGCTGCGAGCCGCGCGACTCAGGAGCTTCATGCGTGGCAAAGCCCGGTGATCCCTGCCCGAAGTGCGGCAAGGGACGCATCCGTACACGCTCTAGCCACCCGCTCGACGAGCAGCGTCAGGTGCGGTATTTGGAGTGCCAGGCGTGCGACTACAAGACCAAAGCCATCGTGCCTGCGCTGCATGTGTGGCGTCGGTCTTTTGTACCGTACAAACAACCTTAATGGCTGAGTGCCATTCGTCCCGTAGCGTGAACGACAGACACGGATCTGTCACCCACTACGGGAGTGCCAAGGATGGCCGCTTCGCTCAACAAGCTTCAAGACCGCGCCGCCGCTGTGGCCGCGCTGCTCGACGACCTGGCCAAGGTTGAGGATCGCACCGAGGCCCAGGCGGCCGACGTTGCGAAGCTCAGCGCCGAGGCGACCGAGCTCGAGGAGCGGCTGGCTGTCGAGACCGCCATTGCCGACAAGGTGGCGTCGCTGCGTGGCAAGGTGGCCGCGACTGCCAAGCCTGTGGCCGTGGAGCCCGAAGCTCCCGTCACCCGCAAGGTGCAGCACATCGGCCGGGTCCGTGGTTTCGCGTCGGCCGACGAGGCCGAGGTCTGTGGCCGCTGGATCCGTGGCTACCTGCTTGGCCGCACCGAGGATCGTGCCTGGTACGAGCGGAACGTCGAAAGCCGGGCGCTGTCGAGCAATGACAACGCCAAGGGCGGGACGCTGATCCCTGAGTCCTTTGCGGCCACCGTGATCCGGCTGGTGGATTCGTTCTCGTCCATCCCGCAGCAGGCCAACGTGATCCCGATGTCGAGCAACACGCTCTACATCCCCCGGCGTACCGGCGGCAACACGGCGTACTTCGTGAGCGACAACAGCGAGACGACCGCCAGCGACATGGCGACCGACAACGTGCTGCTGTCCACCAAGGATTGCCGCGTGGCAACCCGCGTTCCCAACAGCCTGATCGAAGACTCGGTCGTGGATCTGGCCGGGCTGGTCGCCCAGGAGTTCGCCCTGGCCCTCAGCCGCAAGATCGACGACGCCGGCTTCGCGGGCGACGGCACTTCGACCCACGGCGGCATCCGTGGCATCCAGTGGCGGTTCGAGAACGAGACCCTGGCCGGCGAAGTCGACTCGGGCGAGTCGGGTCTCTCGGCCATCACGGTGGATGACTTCGCCGAGACCATCGGCAAGCTGCCGAGCTACAGTCGTGCTACGGCGGGATGGTACGTCACTCCGCAGGTCTACAGCACCTGCATGCTGCCCCTGATGCTGGGTGCCGGTGGTGTCTCTGCCGCCGAGCTCTCGGCCGGTGCCAGCGAGCAGCGGTTCATGGGCTACCCGGTGTACTTCAACAACAGCATGCGGACGGCCCCGACGAGCGACCAGGTGATTGCCCTGTTCGGCGACCTGCGGATGAGCACCCACTTCGGCCTGCGTTCGCAGATCGCGGTGCGGGCCTCGACCGACCGCTACATCGAGTTCGATCAGACGTACTTCCAGGCCATGTGCCGGTTCGATGTTGTCACCTCGGACATCGGCGACGCCAACACCGCCGGCCCCGTTGTCGCGCTGCGGCTCTGACCCTCTAACTGATTCACAAGGAGAGACCCTAGAATGAACCCCGTTGCGAACAGCCGTAGTGTCGTGAGCCTGTCTGCCGCCACTGGCCTTGCGTCGGCTGGCACCCACACGGTCGCCATCGACTGCCTCGGCTTCGATGCGGTCAGCATCGACGTGGGCTACCGCTCCATTGCCAACACCTCAGCTCCGAGCGTGGTGGCCATCGCCCACTCGGACACCGATGGTTCCTATACGGCGATCAGCGGCTTGGTGCAGGGAACCGACTACACGCTGGCTGGCGTGGCCAACACGGCCACGGTCAACGTGACTCGGTTCAACTTGTCCACCAAGGATCTGCGGCGGTACGTGCGGGTTTCTGTCACGCCGTCTTCCGACGCGACCAGCAACGCGACCAACAACACGGTCGTCGTGGCGGCTCGCCTCGGCAAGGGCGAGTCTGGCGTGGACTCGGCGGCTGACGCCAACGCGGTCACGCTGGTGGTCCGGTAGTTCTGGCTGATTGACGATTCTCCAACCAAAGGAGGATGCCGTGGGCGCGGCGTCACCGGTGGCAGGGATTAACCCTGCCGTATTGGACACAGGCTCCGGGCCGGTTCGCGTGATGTGCGCGATGTCGGTCCCTAGGCTCGGCTGGCAGGACCATATGTTCTGCTGGCCCCGTGGGCTCATCCCCTACGGCATCTCGCCAGTGCGGCTAGAGGGGGCCTTCTGGGGCCAGTGCCTCGAGCGGGTGCTGACCGAGATGATTGAGTTGGACGAGGATCCCAAGGCCCCGCCGCTGTGGATCCTGACGCTCGACTACGACACCATCTTTGAGGGCGACGCCGTCCCACGGATGCTGACGTACGCCACGGCCAGTGACTACGACGTGGTGGCCGCCCTGCAGATGAAGCGCCGCTCCGACGAGCCGCTCTTCACCATGGCAAGCGAGGACGGCCAGCGGCTCGTGGAGGCCCCGCGGGACCACTTCATCTATCACAATGTCGTGAAAGCCAACACGGCCCACTTCGGATTCACTCTGATTAGGGCAGCGGCACTTAAGCGGATGCCGCACCCGTGGTTCCTGGGCAAGCCTAACGAGGCTGGACGCTGGGAAGACGGCCGGATCGACGACGACATCCACTTCTGGCAGGTGGCCCAAGAGGCTGGGGTGAAGTGTGGCGTGTGCACCCGTGTGTGCATTGGGCATGCCGAGGTCCACTTCAAGTGGCCGGACAAAAATATGAAGGGCCTCGTGCAGCACCCCGGCGAGTTTTGGGACCACGGCGGCAAGGCACCGGAGCAGGCTTGGAAATGAGCACTACCATCGAAACCGTTCAGGTCCGCATTCGCCGGCCGTTCATGGCCTACAAGGCTGGCCAGGTCATCACGGTGCCCAAGGGCCAGGCCCGCTCGCTTGTCGTGTTTGGCAAGGGCGACCTGGTGGAGGACGAGCCGCAGCTGCGGTTCGCAGTGCAGCCTGATCCGGTCGAGCTCGAGGTGGCGGTGGCCCCGCCGGTCACGCCCAAGCGTCGCGGGCGGAGGCCGAAGTCGTGAGCCTGTTCTACCGCGGCACGATTGCGAGCCGATACCGCAGCCTGGTGGTTAGCACGGCCAGCGGCACAGGTGATCGGCCCATCAGCGTGGCGGATGCCAAAGAGCATCTGCGGGTCGTGGACACGACCGAGGACGACGCCTACATCGGGGCGCTCATCGATGCGGCAACGACGTGGTGCGAGGACTACTGTGACCGCACCTTCGCCGACAAGACGTACACCGTGGCGTTCGATGACTTTTTCGGGACCCGCATTGAGCTTCCGCGCCCGCCAGTGCGATTGAACGCGACTGCCGCGAGCGCCACGGTGACTATCTCGTACGTGGACACCGGCGGTGCCACGCGGACACTCACGTGGGCGCAGTCTGGAACTCAGGAGTTCCGCCTAGACCGCGACCACGTGCCAGCTTTGATTTACCCGCTGTACCTGAGCGTGTGGCCAAGCGTGCGGCTCGACGACAAGTCAGTGCAAATCGCGTACTTGGCCGGCTACGGCGGGGCGACCAATGTGCCGACGCCGGCCAAGCACGCCATCAAGATGCTCGTAGGCCACTGGTACGCCAACCGTGAGGCTGTCGGCAACGCCGGACAGAACGTGCCGATGGGCGTGGCGGCCCTGCTCGAGCCCCTCAAGTGGAAGCAGTACGCATGAGCATTGAAGGCCGGATCGCCGTTGACGTGAGCTTTGCGGACTCGTCTGACGCAACGGGCGTGCAGGCGATCAAGAAGATTGCCTTGACGGAGGCGACGCCGTACACGACGGGCCAGGCGGTAATCGTGACGGGGACGGTGGGCACTGGGGTAGTGACCGTGCAAACGTCGCCATCGACGTACCGGGATGCGTCAGGCGCGATCGTTGATTTGGATCAAGACGACGGCTTCATTCGTCGCATTGCGTTCCAGGCTTCCGGCACCCGGTGCAAGTTGTATTTCCAAGGCGGCGGCTTGGCCTACTCGTCTGGAGCGGTCAGCGTCATCGACACGCTCGGCGTCGTTTCTGGCGGCGACCCGCTGACGATTGCACGTGACACAACCGCCGGCACCGCCTCTTACACCCTGGTTCTCTACGGGACGTGAGCCATGCTGAAGGCCGGCGACATGGACCAGAAGGCGACCATTGAGACGCCCAGCGAGGGCGTCAACAGCATCGGCGAGCCGACGTTCACCTACTCCACGTTTGCCACTCGGTGGATGGCCCTGCTGCCGCTGTCGGGGGCCGAGCGGGTGGCCAGCCTGCAGACCGAGGGCACCGTGACGCATCGGGTGCGGATGCGGTACACGCCTGGGCTTAAGCCCAAGATGCGGCTCGTGAGCGAGGGCCGCACGTTTGAAATCGACTCGGTCGTCGAGCGGGGCCGCCGCGAGGAGCACGAGCTGCTGGTCACGGAGAAGCTCGACTGATGGCCGTGCAGCTTGGCATGACTATCGACGGGGTGAAGGAGGTGCTGGAGGGCTTTGCGGCCCTGCCGGTCGGGCTGCAGAAAAAGTACCTCCGGGCATCGGTCAACAAGGTCACGAAGTCGCACCTATCGACGGTCCGGTCATTGGTCGCCCGAGGGCCAACAGGCAACCTAAAGCGCTCCGTTGGCGTTGTGACCGAGGCCAAGGTTAAGGGCCGCACGCAGACGGCCGTGCTTGGGTTCCGGCGAGGAGACGCTGGCGGCACGAACGGCAAGCGGTCGGGATTCCATGCGTGGTGGATTGAGAACGGCGTTAAGGTGCGAACGGCCAAATCAGGCAAGAAACTCAAGGTTCCGATGTCGATGGCCGGCAAGTATCCCTACCTCAAGGGCAAGGTTGCCCTGATTGGCGGCGAGGATGGCGGGGCCATCTTCTTTCGCCAGGTCAAAGGTTTCGCCGGCACTGGAAAGTTTGCGGCGTGGGCAGACGCGACGCTGCCCAGCATTCGCGACGCCCTGCAAGTCGAGCTCGTTAGCGCCTTGGATAAGGCGACGGCCGAGGCCGCTAGGCGAGCCATCAGAAAGGCGCAGGGAAAGTAATGCCAACCGTCACCCACATTGACGAGGCCCTGGTCCAGGTTCTGGCCGCCAACGCCGACATCGCCATGCAGGCCGGGAGCCGCATCTACCAGGTGCAGGCCCCGCAGGGCACGGCGTTCCCGTGCATCGTGTTCGCCCGCGAGACGCAGCTAAAAGACCCGTTCACGCACTCCCTCGGGCCGGGCTCGCTGATCCGGTCGACGTACACGTTTTCCTGCATCTCAACCACCCTGCTCGAGGTGCGAAACCTCGCGCGTGCCGTAAAGGCCGCCTTACAATACAAGCGGACCGACCGCATCCGGCTGGCTGTCGTGAGGAGTGACGACGACCAGCAAGAAATCGCCCCTAGCGGCGAGCAGCTGCCGGTTTACCGCACAGATCTTTCGGTCGAGGTTACATACGCAGAACCCTGAGCAAGGAGGCTCAGACTATGGCAGTAGACATCGGACAGGGCACCTTCGTTACGTTCGGCAGCATCGTCGGCGCTGCCGCGTCACACTACAAGGTCAACAACGTCTCGCTCGGCGGCGTGAGCCGTGATGTGGTCGATGCCAGCCATCTGCTCACCACGGGCGGCAAGGTGTTTCTCGCCAGCGAGTACTACGACCCGGGCGAGCTGTCGCTGGAGATTCACCACGACCCGGCGCTTAACCCGGTCAACCTTCTTACCAACGTGGCGACCAACCAGGCCGTCAACATCTACTTTGCCAACGGCGGAACCGCCACGGCGCTGTGGAGTGCGTTTGGCTACGCATCGTCATTTGAGGCTTCGGCCCCGAAGGACGACATGATGACCGGCACGCTGACCATCAAGCTGTCGGGCAACATTAACATCTAAGCAGCAGGAGGCGCGGACTGTGGCTCTGACACGCGAGGAGATTCTGGCCAAGCGGAACGTGCGGCCTCGGGCACCTGTCGAGGTGCCGGGCTTGGGCACGGTGTATGTGGCCAAGTTCACCGCCCGGGACCGAGACCGGTTTGAGGAAATCGTCACCGGGGGCATCCCCGGCAAGGTGAACCTGCGGAACGTGCGGGCTCAGGTCGTGGCCCTGCTGGCCGTCAACGAGGACGGCACGCGGATGTTCACGGACAATGACGCCGACGCCATCGGCGAGTTGGACAGCGACAGCGTGCAGGCGATCGTGGACGCCGGGTTCAAGTTGAACGGGCTGAACACGGACGCCTTGGAGGACGCCGCAAAAAACTAGAAAGCCGGCCGGTGCTGCTGTTCCTGTACCGGCTGGCGTTGCAACTCGGCGAGTGGAACGTCGAAGGGCCAGGAGGATTGGCAGACCAGATCCCGTGGTGGCAGCTCGAGCGGTGGATGGCCGCCTTTCAGCTGATGCCGTGGGGCGACGAGTGGCTACGGGACGCGGTGCTCATGGCACAGAACTACAACAGCAACCGCCCCAAGGGTAAGCCGGCCATGCAGCCGCACGACTTCATGCCGGTTCCGAAGCGTGGCCAGACGCCGCAGGAGATGTTCCGCATTCTTCAGTCGGCCAAGAGGTGAGCCATGGCCGCCAAGAACTTTGGCCGCGTCAACGTCTCGATTACGGCCAGCACCGGCGGCCTCACCGCTGGGCTGGGCCGGGCCGGCAAGCAGCTCAAGACGTTTGGCTCAAGCGTCGGCGGGCTGTCCGGTGTAATGGGGCGGCTTGGCGGTTCAATGGGCAGCCTGCTTCCTGTCTTTGGGGCATTTACGACAGCAGCTGGTGCCATAGCTGCACTCACGTCTGCAACTCGAGCGGCCGAAGCTCTGCACAATCTTTCCCAAGAGCTTGGCGTTGTCACTGGTGACCTGCAGGTCATGCAGCAAGCAGCGGCCGAAAGCGGCGTTAGCCAACAGCTTCTGACTACAGGGCTGCGTCGCACCAGCAGAATGGTTGGCGAGCTGGCCATGGGAACGCCTGGAGCCGTCAAGGCGTTTTCGCAGCTTGGCCTGACGATGCAAGACATGGCTGGCATGTCTACGGCACAGCAGTTCGCGCTGATCTCACAGCGCATCGCAGCTCTTCCTCCGCACATGCAGGCTGCGGCAGCAATCGACATCTTTGGCCGTAGTGGCCAAGGCATGCTGAACTTTATCCGCAACGGCAGTCAGGCAATCGGCGAGATTGACACGCTTCTGACGCAGCTTGGCGTCAAGATGAGCGGCGAGCAGGTCGCTGCTATCGAAGGCATGGGTGATGCCCTAGGGCGGTTGACGCTGCCAATGCAGGGATTCATTAATCAGTTTCTTGCCGAGCTCGCCCCGGCAATAACCGCCGTTTCGCAGATTCTTCTTGAGTTCTTCACGTCATCGAATACCGGCTTTTCTTACGCAAAGCTGTTCGCAGATGGACTGATTGTGGCACTCAAGGGCCTGGTGGCTATCGGCTCGATTCTCGTCGGCACATTCCAGATGTTTAAGGCGCTGCTGCTTGGCATTGCTGCAGCAGCCACTACTGCGTTTGGCGTGATGGCGACTGCGATAGGTTCTGTTCTTGAGTTCCTTGGCCAAATCATTCCCGCCTTACAGTCAGTCGGGCAGGGTATCTCTCAGTTTGGCGAGCAGACGCAGATGGTCGGAGATGCGTTGTTTCAAGAAGCCAACAGCGCGTTCGGTTCCGCCTTGCAGAACTTTGCCAATCCGCTGCAGGGCTTTGACCAGAAGATGGCGGATGCTCAACGACAAGCCGCTGAGTCGGCAGTCAAGCCAGTTGAGGCCGCTGCCACTGTTGCCGGGCAGATTGCAGGCGACCAAATCACTAAGGCTATTACCGCTTCTTCTCAGGCCCTGAAAGCCATCGTCGTCGGTACGGGTGAAGGCGAAGCCTTTCGGAACAGCATCATGCGCGGGTCTGACCCGCGGTTAGAGGGTGCCAAGGACCAGGCCCGCACGGCCGATGCAGCCGAGCAGTCGGCTGAGAGCCTGGAGGAGATTGAGTCCAGCCTGGCCGGCTTGGGTGGCGGCATCGGCCTCGCGACCATCTCGGTGTAACCATGGCACTTATCGACGCACGACTACTGCGGAGCCTGGAGTTGTCCGAGTCCAAGGGCGACAAGGGCACCAAGCAACACTCGGCAACGCAGAAGTTTCTCGTCATTGCGGACGGCAAAGACCCGTCCTTTGGCGAGATTCTGGACGACGCAACTTCTTGGCCCAATCTGGGCAATCGTGCGCTGCCGCAGATCGACGACGAGGTTATCGAAGGTGGGCTGACCTTCGTGGTGAACAGCCGCGAGCTGTCGCACTACAAGGACAACGAGCGGGCCGTGGTGATGAGCGTCCGCTACGACGCCAAGCCGGAAGGGCCGGGCCTGCCTGAGCCGCAGGGCATTGAGCCCACGACGTGGCAACGCATCACCATCACAACGCAGGGCGTGACGAAGCCCGCCCTAGGCTGGTCGGACCTTAATGACGTGCCGGCGTTCAGCAATGCGGGGCAGCTGCCGGCCCGCAACTCGGCAGGCGATCCGGTGGATGGACTTGAGGAAGAGTCGGCCCTGGTGCGGCTCACCTACACGAACACGCAGGCGCTGAACCCGCGATTCGACCAGCTGCTGCGGTACACGAACACCTGCAATAACGGTGAGTTCCTTGGCGGCCCCGAGTACTCGGTGCGCATGACCGGATGGAACGGCGAGTACGACCAGAAGAACAACGTGTGGACCATCAGCATCGAGTTTCTCTACAAGCCTGACTTGTGGGAAATGCAGTACTTCGACGCTGGGTTTAATGAAGTGGTTGGCGGCGACCGCAAGGCCATCCTCGACAAGGCCGGTAACCCGGTCGGACAGCCCGTGCCGCTCGACGGCAACGGCGGCCAGCTGACCATCGGCAGCGATCCTCTGGTGCGGTATCTGTACCCGTACCAGAAGGTCAACATGGCTCAGATATTCTCGGACTGTGGCATCTAGGAGCAAGCAATGGCCAATGAACTAAACGTCGCCGTGTCGGTACGGTGCAAGAACGGCAACCACGAAGAGAGCTTTGCCACGTCGGGCCTGCAGTTCGACCAAGCCGCTCAGGGCTCGGCGGGTGGCATCGTCCAGATCGGCACCAACGTGGAGACGCTGTCGCTGGGCGACGTGGTCACTGCGGGCTACGCTGCGTTCCGCAATCTCTCGACGGCCACCTCGGGCACGGCCTACATCGCCCTGGGCAAGTACGACGGCACTACGCTGCACGAGTTCGTCTCGCTGCGTCGTGGCCAGCCGGCGGTCGCGCCGCTTCAGAAGACCATCACCATCGGGGCCAAGAGCTACGGCACTGCCCTGCCACTCCGGTACGTGGTCTTTGCGGAGTAGCCCGTGACAGCCTTTGGCTTCAACGAGAACGACGCCAAGCGGATCGGTAAGGTCGTCCGCCTGGTCGAGCGCAACCCGGACAAGCCCAGCCTGGGCGGCCCCGACTACGGCAGCCGGTCGCCCGGCGTGCGGCTAATGTTGGGCACGCACGGCTCGGCCGCTTGGAGCAAGCAGTCGCAACGCACCATTACGATTACAGGCGGAACTCCTGCAACAAACGGCATCCCCACGGCATCA